TCTACACCTATTGATATTACAGCTGTTGCGAAAACTACTAAAGAAGATATTGTTCCAAGTGAATCTTCGGATAAACCTGGTCCAATTTTTTCTTCTTCTGTTAGTGATAAAGCTTATGAGAGGGCAGATCCTTCAACTTCGAAGACTACCACCACTCTCACTCCTGTTAGTAAAAAGGATGTTACACCTACTAAGCCCTTAGTGGCTAAATCGGCCTTAGTGCCAATTAAAGAGCCTATTGTGGCCAGACAGACCGTCGTGGCTGTTAAAGAGCCCGTTGTGGCAAAACAGGCTTTTGTGCCTAAAAAGGATAGTAGATTATCTACTAAGGCTAATGCCAACCGTGTCCAGCTTTCAAAAGCGGATATGGCGGAGTTTAAGGCTAGTCAGGCGAAGGCTTTCGAAGAATTTCGCAAAGCAAAATTAACTACTAGCGAAGTCTCGGAAATTACTCCACCGAGCAATCCTCCTGATGGTCCAAATGACTCCGGTTCTGGAGATGGGCCAAAACCACCTAATCCACCGAGTGGCCCTGGGGATTCTAAAATTAAAGGGAAAATTGAACCGCAAAAAGTTCAGAATTTTAAAGATTTAAAAGCTTGGGCATTATCTGTTAAACACGTTATTGCTAAAAATATGTCCGTTTTGGAACGTTATATGTCTGAGATGAATTGGCCATATGAAATTGATGATGCGAAAATAACTTTTCCTCATCCACGAGCACATGTAGCACGTGATCAGGCAGTCCTTGAAATTCTAAAACGTACCGGAAAAGGAAAAACTAGTTTGAAGATCTTAGATTACTTTGGTGCCCAACGTAATTTAGGTATTTTTCCTAAAAACCACAAAACGCTGAAAATCCAATGGATATCAGCGCCTGAAACAGCAATTGCTGGTGATGCTGCTCGTTTCTTCCGTCGTGAGGAAATGCCGCTTGGTTGTGATTTTGCACTTGTTCAAGATGTTTATAAATCAGGTAAGCAGCTAATCGATTCAACACTTATTAAAAATCTCTGTGCTTCAGTTAATTCTGGTACAGTTTATGTTGTCACACGTATCTTTAATGGGTACGCGGGCGCTGATTATTTAGATGTTGATGATGAGGGTGTGTGGTTTCGTGATATTGAAACTAATTTGATAACCTTTTCTGCTGATAAAACGCAATCGACTTATACACCACATCCAGATATTAACTGGTTGGGCCAACGTTCTATTGATGGTCTTGATATCGCTGATATTGTTACCATTGGTCCGTTTCGTATATTTTGCTGTCGCTTATCATATAGTAATGCTATTCCTATCGGTATCAATCATCAACCTATGGGTTGGATTAATACCACTACCATTATGAACCCTGATTATAGTTGGCTCACATATGGTTATTTATCAACGCTCAACTACGTTGTTAGTTGGCTTCCATCTGCTCTTAACCCTTATGACACTCATGCTTTTGATTATGAACATCTCGCATTGATACACACTGGTGTGTTTGAAAGGTTTGCCAATACATATGCTACTAAGCCTGTTACTGGTAATCTTTTAGATTCTTGTGTGCAATCTGCTGAGACTGCTCTTAATGATTGTCCGCTTATGAAACAAATGGCTTTGCGTTTTCCAGGAATACATACACGTATACGTAGTGACACCATTATGGCAATTCTTTATAATAGAAGAGGTGCATGGTCACAAACATTCTCAACATTACGACAAAATTTTGCTGAAGTTGATGAAAGATTATTTAATGCTAGGAATAGACAGTTAGTTCCTGTCCAACCACCTAGTTACAAACCTGTAGGGTTATTTTTACTCTTATTACTTATGTGCTTTAAAGGTAAAGATATACTTCAATTTATTATTGCGCTCATTTTTAAACGTAATGAACCGCGTCGTGGGCTTCCCGTCCCTATGACTGCTATGGAGTATGTTTTTAAACTTTTGAGGTTTATTAGTCTATTTGTGAGACGTGTTGTGCGTGGAACTAAGGCTATCATTCGTGATAATAATACTCAGAAATATTTTTTGGAGATACAAGATCCATCCGAAGCAGCACTTAAATTGTGTCGCATCGTACATGTTACACCTCCAAAATTTGTTACGAGTCTGTGGTTTGCAGCTTATGTTTGGTCACCATTTGTGGAAGAGTATAATCGTGGTTCTATCATTGGTCGTGTTTTATCGGCTATTGAAATTGGAACCAAAATGTGCTCAACTACTACAGAGTATCCTGTAGTTAATGGTTTAATGGCGCTTGCTTTCCATGGTACAATGGAGATGCAACGTAACAATATTCCTTTATTGTGGCGTGTTTTTATACACAGTCTAGTCAATCATTCATTAATATCCTATAATATAGGATCAGCTAAAATGACCGTACCTATTGGATGGGTCAACATATTATATTTATTTTATAATGTTGCCCCCTTTGCCTCTGATCTATGGGAAGATTTCATGGAAAATCGGAAAACTTTGACTTTTATTAAGAAATACTCAGCTAAGTGTTATCCACCAAAAGATGCTGTAATTCCTTCTACAGATATGAATTTGCAACCATTTCGTTATACAGTGTTGCGTTCTGATTTGGAGCTGGAAATAACCCATCATAATGTGAAAAAAACAATATCTGAAGCTATTGATTTGCTTAGTTTAACCGAAACTGAAGATAAACAGGGTATATACCCTGTATTGATAACTAGTGCGTTGATGTTTCAACCACGTTTGTCTATACGTAATATCTTTGGTTCAATGTTATCACGTACATGGTCGGATCCTGGAATCGTTCCTACAGCTAGTGCTTATTGGGATGAGATGGTACCTCATTTTGCTTATACATTCAGAAATGTTTCTCATAATGTTGAGTTGATGTCCTCTGAGCAAGCCTATGCTCTTATGGGCAAACCTGGTCGTCGTTTACAACGTGCTGAAGATGGTAGAAATGATTTTGGCGTTGGTGTTAGTACTACAAAGAGTATTAATTTGAAATGGGATGAAGTTATAGCTCCTCGTGAGTGTGGTGATGGTTCATTTACTATCAAGCCACGTCCTATTATTAATTTTAAACCTGAATTACTATCACAAATGGCTGCTGAATCACGTTATGCTGCAGATGCTTTGCATTTCATCTTTAATTATGATAATATATATACTATTGGTCAAATAAATGTTAGATTTGTTTATGCTAGTGGTTATAATCAGCAAGAACTTAGTCTTCTTATGAATAAGATCTTAACTACCGCTGAAGCTGTTGTTTTAGTGGCTGGTGATGATTCTTTATTTTATGCTGGTCAATATATCAAATATTTTAAGCACTTATTTATTGAAGGCGATCAATCGCGTTTTGATCACACACAGGGTAAGGGCCCTTTTGGGCGTTATTTGGAGGTATGGGGTGAGATGATTAAACTCCGTAAACCCTTCATTCGATGGGTTAGAGAACATGTTAATAGTAAATATTATATTAGTAAGAAAGATTGGAAGTTTTTATTTTCAGCTGGTGTGCAAATGCCTAGTGGACATAATATGACTACCAATCTTAATTCTATGAGTACTATTGGTATGTTTTTTAATTTTATCCGGCTTGTGCAAGTTAGCACAGATTGGACGCTCGTTGGAGTTGGTTTTCGTCTTGGCTTTACTGTCAAAGTGCGTTATACTGACGATGTTGAGCAAGTCACGTTCCTTAAAGCTTGGTGGCATTATACGTTGAATGAAGAATATATCTGGTTCCCACTGCCTAGTGCAGTTTTGAAACTTGGTAAACTTCTAAATAATCCTCTTGCAATATCTAAAAGTAAAAATTTAGATGTTGCTATACTTGAGTGTGCTTATGCATTAGCTAGGTCACCTGGCATTATACCAATCACATATCCTATTTTGGGACCTTTTATCTTCAAATTATTGTGGATAGGGAATGAGTCTAGTGTGGTATTGCCTACTAAATTTAAAAGAATAGCGGTTCTTGATTACCATCCCATCGATAGGACTCGTTTCATAAGCAGTATTCAAAAAAAATATAATATTACAGAATACGATATTAATCGTGTTGAAAAGTTGATTTGGTCAATTGGTAAGTTTCCTGTTTTATTAGTTGATCCTGTTTTTGAAAAATTGATGCAGATGGATTATTGTTAAATTTTTATATAGGTAAGATACGTGTTCAAGCGTAGAGGTGGATTCGGCCCCCCTCCCTTCCCAGCCATGACGGGTAAATGATTTATTTTAGATCTTGCATGACACAAAATATTAGTCGCGCTGAAAAAGCTTTGGAAAAACTGGCTATACGCACAGGTATGACCGAAGCTGGCAAACAATGGCTTATTGCCGCAATTGATC